AATTGACACTTCAAATATTGCCTTTGTTCTTTAAAGAATTTTTGGCAGACAAAACCTCACCAACAGTTTGGAATTATAAAAAACAAAATATTACAGAGTCTGAAGATTTTGTTTTAGATTTTAAACTTATAGGTCAATATCAAAATCTCTTCAATGAAGTTCCTGTTCAAAAACAAGAATCTTCTAGTGTTGTGAAACTTTTTGATGAAGAATAAAAAAATTACATAAAAAAATAAAAGCCTTTGATTAATTTCAAAGGCTTTTTTTATTGAAAAATAAAAAATACAATATATTATATTCACTGATATGGCAAAAAACGAATTAGACTCACTAAAAGATATTTTTAAATCAGTAGATGCTCTTAATCCAGATGCAGAAATTTTAGAAGCTTCTACTTTATCGACTGCAGATGAATGGATTGATACAGGTTCTTATGCACTGAACTCTATTATTAGTGGTTCTATGTATAAAGGAATCCCTTCGGGTAGAATTACAGGATTTGCTGGTCCTTCTATGGCTGGTAAAACCCTCATTATGAATAAGATTATGGCAAACGCTCAAAAGAAAGGATATATTCCTGTAATCTGGGATTCAGAAGTAGCTGTAGATAAAAAAAGTGCAGAAAATGTAGGAATGGATACCTCTAGAGTGAAATATTATCCAGTAGAAACTATCGAAGATTGTAGAAATCAAATTTGTACATTTTTGGATAATGTCATTAAAGCCAGAGAATCCAATCCCGATTTAAAATTTATTGCTGCAATTGATTCCTTGGGTAATTTAGCTTCAGCTAAAGAAATTAAAGACGCAGCATCTGGAAAAGAAGCGGCAGATGTAGGTCAAAGAGCTAAAGCTATTAAATCAATGATGCGTGTTTTAACATATAAAGCAGCCAAAGCTAAAGTTCCTATTTTATTTTCTAATCACGTTTATGAAGGAATGGAAATGTTTCCTACTCTGGTTAAAAATCAATCAGGTGGCAAAGGACCAATTTACTTGGCTTCTGTTCTAGTTCAATTAAGTACCAGAAATGAAAAATCTGCAGATAATCCAGATCAACAATCAGTAGCTATTGCTCATAATATTTCAGGAGTTACTCTTGGAGCTTTAACTGTCAAAAATCGATTTGTGCCGAATTATCTTAAAACCGAATTGTACCTTAATTTCAAATCAGGATTAAACAAATATACGGGTCTTTTTGAAATTGCTGAAGCATTTAAAGTTATTGAGAAACCAGGACGTACAGTAATGTATAAAGGAGAAAGTTTAGGATACCGTAAAGACTTAGAAAATAATCGAGAGTTTTGGGATAAAATTATGCCAGAGTTAGAACAAGCACTACAAGAAAATCTTTGCTATGGTAAAAGTTCCACTAGTGATATTGAAGAAGAAATTGATAATATCGAATAATGCACTCCGAATCCAAATTAGATCTGGATTACTATGAAAACATTATTCTTTTCAATTCTCTTCTTAGTCAAGAATATTTAGCTTCCATTGTAGAATACGTAGATTTATCCTATTTTAATGATAAAAACATTAAAATTGTTTTTAAAAATATTATTTCGTTCTTTAATGAAAGAGGAACAGTTCCCTCTTTAACCGAAATTAAATCAAGATTAACATTAGAAGAAGAAAAAAAATCATTTAATGAAGTAGCTGCTAGATTCAAACAAATTGATAGTAATTTTAATAAAGATGAATTATTATCCAACACCGAAAGATTTCTAAAAGAAAGGTGTCTTTACAATACTATTGTAAAGACTGCAGAGAAATTCTCTCAAGGTAAGGTTGATTCAGAAGAAACACTTCAAGAATTTGAAAAGGCTTATGCTATTAATCTTCGTGAAGATTTAGGTCATTGGTATTTTGAAGATATTGATGAACACATTAAAGAATTAACCACCACTTATAAATCTATTGCGACTGGTTGGAATTTCTTTGACCAAAAAACAGAAGGAGGATTATACCCCAAAACACTAACTATTTTTGCAGGGCAAGTCAATGTAGGTAAATCTATTGTTTTGGGAAATATAACTGGCAATATGGTAATGTCGGATAAAAATGTTCTTTTAATTTCATTAGAGATGTCGGAATTTATGTATTCTAAAAGAATTTCTTCTCAAATGACTCAAATTCCACATAACGATCTTAAAATTTATACTCCGGAATTAAAAGAACAATTAAACCACATTCAAAAAAATATTAATAGTAAGTTAGTTGTTAAAGAGTATGCACCTAAGACAGTAAGCACCAGACATATTGATGCTTATATAACTAAATTAGGACATAAAGGATTTAAACCAGATATTGTTGTGGTTGATTATATTAATTTGATTTTACCAATTTCAAAAGGACTTAATTCTTATGAATCTGTAAAAGAAATAGCAGAACAACTTAGAGCTTTGTCTTTTAAATATAACATACCTTTTGTTTCTGCTACACAAATACAAAGACAAGGATTTAATACGACTTCACCAGGAATGGAATCTATCGCCGAATCAATAGGTCTTGCTGCTACTGCAGATGTCATATGTTCTATTTGGCAAAGTGAAGAAGATCGTGAGTTGGGTACCATTAATATGGGTATGCAAAAGAATCGTTTTGGTCCAAATTTCGGTCATGGATCATTTAAATGTAATTACGAAACTTTGACTTTAAAGGAAATTAATCCAGATCATTTTGAAGTAGAAGATCCCAAAAGTGCTTTAAATGAGGCTAGTAATGCTTTAGAAAAATTTTCATAAAGTGCCAAAAAAACATTTAAGGGTAAATAAAATTACTCACTAAATGTTTAACGGTAAAATATTAGAAGATTTTCTAAGCCATAATAACCCTCTTTGTCAAATATGTACTAAAGAGTATATTTTAGGTGTTTTAAAATTTGGATCTTTTTTATCTATTTTAAAAAATAAAAAAATTAATCCTTCTGGACTTTTTACTTCTATATTAGAAAATAAAGAATTGAGAGAAATATTTATTTTAATGACTAACTCTGAAAATATAAATGAAGCATTGTTGGGTCTCTTGCAACTTTATCCTTCTCTGTTAAAATCAAAGAACACTAAACGCCTTTTTAAAAAATCTTTGATGTGACTCCACTAGAAATACGAATTTATAACACCCATCTAGCAATATCTAGATCTTTAAAAAACAAACCATTTAAAATTAAAAAAGATTTTATTGGATTTGAAAAAGATCCAAAATATATCTTTGTTAAAAGATTATCCAATTTCTTTACTAGATACCCAGAAATTGATATGTCATTGTATTTTAAGGCTCCTTACAAATTATACAACGATGTTGAATATTTTGATTTAAATTATTTTGCTTCGCCAAGAGCTATCAAATCTTTTACAATATACAAACAAATTTTAATTAAAACATCCCCTGACAGTCAATATGATAATGTTAAAGAATCATTAATTTTTATATCTAAATTTTGTCTCAAAAATAAAATACAATTACATGACTATTTGTCATTCAAAGAAAATGGTTCAGAAAATTCTTGGGTGTATCATTTGAAAAAAAATGAAATTAATCTTTATTCTTTAATGGAATTTGATAATGTTTCATCATATATAAATGAAATGGCTGAAGATACCAAAGAATTCTTTTTAGGTGACTTTGGTAAAAATTTTTTAGAATATAGACAAAAATATGTCAATTCTGAAAAACTTCGACCTTTTTTAATTAAAGCTTTTATCAAATTAAAACTTTTTATTGATAAAAACTTGAATCCTTAACAAATTAATATATAATTTAAAATCTAATTAACCCAATATACTATTATGACATTTACAAAAAATATGTTCGACGCAATTAAAACATCTCTCAACAATAAGAACAGCGAAAGTTCTTTTAAAGAGATTATGAAATTTGAATCAGGCAAAACCTACTTGGTTCGTTTGATTCCAAATGTTATTGAACCCAAAAACACAATCTTTCATTATTATCACCATTCTTGGAAGAGTTTAGCTACAGGACAATTTGTAACTACACTTTGTCCTACAACCTATGGAGATTCTTGTCCTATTGATTCTTATGTTATTAAGACATACAATACAGGTTCTTCGGAAGAAAAAAGTAAATTAAAAGAAATTTCTCGTAAAGAAAATTGGATGGTTAATGCTTACGTGATTTCAGACCCAACTAATCCCGAAAATGAAGGAAAGGTTAAAGTTATTCGTTATGGTAAAGAATTAGCTAAAATCATTAACAATGCAATTGATGGTGATGACGCTGATGAATTTGGTGTTAAAATTTTTGATTTAGCGGATGGTTGTACCTTCAAAATTAAGTGTGAGTCTCGCTCCGCAAATTTCGGAGGAGCTAATCGAATGATGACTACATATGTCTCTTCTAAGTTCATGTCTCCTTCTAAGTTAGAAGGCATTGATCAGAAAAAGTTGGATGAGGTTTATAATAGCGTTCATGATTTGAATAAATTCTTCAAACCTAAGACACAAGCAGAACTTCAAAGAATGCTGGATCAACATTATTTTTGTATATCTGATGTACCAGAAGACGTAGTGGAAGATGATGATGACAATGTCGAAAGTTCCGTACCAACTCCATCTTCTGTTAAGAAAGAAAAGGATGAAGCATTGGATAGTATCTTTGCAGGTATTAAAGAATCCACTGAAATACCAGAAAAGAAAGTAGAAGATGCTTCTAGCGCAGTATCAGAAGATGACACAGATGCTAAACTCAAAGAACTTCTTGCTGGTCTATAATCTTATAAAATATGATTCATTCTAATGGAAATATTTCTTATACGGAAGACGAAAAAAAAATTCGTATAGAAGAAGCGACAAAACACTTTGGTTCATTTATGGAGGCATTGGGATTTGATTATAAGTCAGATCCCAATGCACAGGATACACCTCATCGTGTATCTAAAGCTTATATGAATGAACTTCTTTTTGGTTGTTTTAACTCACAACCAAAAATCACAGCGTTTGATAACGTAGACAAGTATGATGGTATGGTTTGTCAAACTAACATTAAAGTTGTTAGTTTGTGTGCTCATCATTGGCTTCCTTTTACAGGTGTAGCTCACGTTGCTTACATTCCGTCTGAAGAAGGTAAAGTTATTGGACTTTCTAAATTAAACCGCATTGTAGATTGGTTTGCTCGAAGAGCACAGGTACAAGAAAATTTGACAATGCAAATTCACAACTATGTTGATAAGGTTTGTGAAAATAATAAAGGAGTAGCAATTCTTTTAGAGGCAGGACACACTTGTTGTTCTAATAGAGGAATCGGTCATAATAGTAATATGAAGACCGCTAAGATGTCTGGTGTGTTTTTAGATAATGGAAATAACGCACGTTCAGAATTTTATAAATTTGTAGAATTTGCTAAAAATAACCCTTCTTAATTATGAGTACATTTGAAGAACAATTAGCTACAGCTTTAGTAGCGAAAATGGCTGGTATGACCTTAAAAGAAGTAGATGGTTCTACGATTCAACAATCTAGTAATGGACCTGCAACTAGAATTGATCCAGCTTCATTCTTGACAGGAGTTCAAGAAAAAAAGAAACAAGAACAACAAAAACAAACAGAAGAAATGAATAAATTAGCGGAAGAAATGTATCCGCTTCCTCCACCAATTCAAATTTTACCTCAACAGGAACCCCAATCAACATTACCGGTTGTTTCTTCTGAAATTGTAGATATATTGAAATCTATAGATTCTTCTATTAAAGAATTTGTAGAAGTATTCAAAATAACTAAAAATTTTCAAAAATAAATACCCTAAATGTCCAAATCACTAACATTAAATAAAAATACTTTCGTACAAAAGTTTCTTTTACCTGTTAGTAAATTAACAGAT